CGCTTCCGCGCGTCTGTTTGTAGCAGGGGTTCTCCTTATGGAGGGCTGCCTGTTTAACCGTCAGAGAGAAGTTGTTAGCTTGGTAACTTGCTAGCAATGCCTTAGACAATCAGATAAATTGCATTCACGCTATGGAAAAACATCGAAACAACTCCGTCGTCGGTATCCTGAATATTCAGGGTTATACCGATACCGGAGGTAATATCAATGCTTCTCAACAGGCCGAGGTTCTCAACATGGAGGAAACTATTAGTTATACTAATAGTGGACTCGGTGTTGGTTATAACGATTGTATTCATAATAAATATGAGTACGCGTTGCCTCTGGACACCGTTCATCAGTTGTCGAGTGAGGCTAATGACCTCCACATTGGCTCTTACGGATGGTATATCCGCAATGCCCGTGTGTTAGGTCGTCCTTACGCGACACAGTTGACCGATCTGTGCGTGCAATACGTCGGGGATGCGAGTCTAAATCATCGCGCTTTTCGCGCGATGGTTAAAAGAATTCGCATGCCACGATATCTGTCAATCCTCAATTTTCTCTATGAGTTGAAAGACTTCATAGGGATGTTTGAGTTTTGGTCTCTTCGGAGACGTAAGTTGGATAATATAGCCAACGGTACGTTGAACGAGGAGTTTGGCTGGAGGCCGTTTCTGCAGGATGTATGCGACTTGCTTAAGGCGCTTCGCGAATTTCGTAAGAAATTCAACAAGTGGCTTAGTCAACAACATATACCTCATGTAACCCATTATAAAAAGATCTTAACTGAGGACGATTTAGTCCCCAAGTTAATGAACTTTAATTATGAGGGGTATACAGCTACGGCTCCCTTTGCGCCCGTGCCTCAAGGCACTCCATTGGGTACGTCCGACGTCGGGCTCCATTATGTCTTAAGCGGAAGCTTATTTCATCTTAGAGCTCCGGAGTGGATATGCACTATGAAGTACACCTATTGGTGTCCGGATGCATTGAAGGCTAACAAGGAACTGGGTGCCTTTTTAGACGCGTTTAACGTCTATTGGGACCCCCAGGTTCTTTGGAATGCAATCCCCTTCTCTTTTATCGTTGATTGGTTTTTTAATGTTGGTGATTGGTTACACCAAAATTATTCAAGACCAAACCTCGATCTAAAGTTAAGGGTCATCGACTTCTGCGTTAGCGCGAAGTGCGATGTTCTGATGGAGGGATCCGTGAGGATCCCTTACAACGCGGCTACGTATGATCCAAATGATGCGAGTACTTACTCGTACCATTCATATCAAGATCGTGCCCGTGTGTATAACCGGGTCCCGTGTATTCCTTATACGGAAGACCCGTTACGAGTCCTGCCGCCAATGGATGAGCTTCGAAAACTCATCCTTGCGCTCGCCCTCGGTCACAACTGTGCCAGGCCATTAAAACGGCATGGCAAAAAACAGAAGGGACGGAAGGGAGCGGCAGGTTAACGGAGAGTTTGCACTCTCCACAACGCAGTTAATTGAAAGGACAACTATGATAGCTGACCCTCAAACACTACGGCATAACGTCGGTCAAATTGTATATGACACCGTTTCTGTCGTCGGACCGAAATCGCTCCGACAGGCAGTCTCAGGATTGTATACAAATCAAACGACCGGTCTTCTGACCATTTCACATGATCAGAATGACAAGACTCAGCGAAAGCGCTCAGTCGTACGTTTCGATGCCGTGTTTACAGACGCAGGTCTGTTACACACGGAATCGGCTGCGGCGTATCTCGTAATCGACCGGCCTTGGCCATCGATTGCAGATCCGACCCAGGGCAATGTTAAGGCTCTGATCGCTCAGATCTGTGCGTTTTTCGCTACAGATCCTACAGCGGCATCGCCTGGGAGCATCTCTTATGCCATCAACACAACGTTGGGGCTTAAGTTGCTTAACGGAGAACCGTGAGAACACCGTTCATTGTTAAGCGTCGTCGTACCATATTATGGCGTAAGCCGTATTATGTTCGACGATGTGCTACCTCCTTTCTTTAGGAAAGGATAACACACCTAAATGGGCTCCCGTAGAGGGAGATGCGGTCAGTTAGCTAGGAGTATTTACCTTATGGAAATACAGAATAGCCTGGTCGAGCATATGCTCGGCATGTTCGCCTCTCTACTGCGGGATGTAGCTAACAACTACGCTGACATGTCTGTCAACCACGATCTTGACTATGTCAAGACGCGGAGTGCCAAGGAGGGGGCTTCGTTTTTTACGAAGTCTCTTCCTCTCATTGGGAAACATATAGATGCTTCCCTCTCAAATGGTACGCCACTCGCCATCCCCGGGCTCGCGAGAGCCAAGGGACGTACAACCCCCAGGTTTCTGGGTAAGTTGTTTGAGCGCGTGTTTGATTATGAGGGGCGAGAGCTCCTCTGCGCGTGTCCGCTAAGTGTTAGACATCTACGGCAGCTAGCTTATTTCTTTTATAAGCTAGAATTACCATATGCGAAATCAACGAATGACTCTGTCATTCGTCAGTTCACAGCCACGGACGCTGATTTGGCTAATCTCCCTCCTCTTTTGGAGGGTGATCAAGCAACTCTGCACATTGCACAACTTCTCATACGAGAAATTGTTGCGGATGTTCGCGTCGAGGGATTTATACCTCGACACGGTCCGGGAGCTGTTTCAACTGGCGAGAAACACTGGGGTAAGATGCGTTTTGAACGTTTCTATCCCTCCTTGGACGAAGTATTCACGTATTGTGATTACTTCTACTCAGGAGCAATGGACATTTGTGATAATTATCACAAACTCCAGTGCTGTGTCCCTTCGTATACACCGACGGCGAAAGTCGTCTTAGTACCGAAGGACTCGCGTGGTCCGCGTCTGATAAGCTGCGAACCCGTGGAATACCAGTTCGTTCAACAGGCAGTTGCTCAAGAACTCATTAGAGTTCTCGAGTCGCACCGGTTAACGGCTCGTCGTGTGAATTTCACCGACCAGTCCATTAATCAGCGCTATGCTATGTTGGGCTCGCTGGGCGCACCATGGGTTACATTGGACATGAAGGACGCGTCGGATCGAGTTTCTCTACGTTTAGTAGAGGAACTCTTTGCCGGCACGCACCTTCTCCCGTATCTTTTGGCCTCACGGTCAAAAGCTACGCGGTTGCCCGATGGAAAAATAGTAACCTTGAATAAATTTGCTCCAATGGGATCAGCTTTATGCTTTCCCGTCGAGGCACTCGTATTCTGGGCACTATCCGTAGCATGTAATATACAGGCCGATTCAGATCCTGTCCACTCACGCGATAAGCTTGAGCGGGCGGCTATGAACGTTACTGTATATGGGGACGACCTCATCATGCGCGCCGCAGACTATGGCGCTGCATTACAGTTCTTTCCTAAGGTTGGACTTATGTTCAACCAGAAGAAGTGCTGTACGTCGGGATTCTTCCGAGAATCCTGCGGCGTTGACGCCTATAAAGGAGTCAACGTAACGCCTGTTCGATACAGGACGGTATGGGTCCCTCGCAGTCAGGATACTAAACAGTTGCTGTCTAGTGTGGAGCTGAGCAATCATCTCTACTCACACGGCTACTGGGAGACTGCTGACTTATGGATGGAACTTATCGTACGCAAGTACGGTCCGATCCCTATCATTGATCACGATAGGCCGGTTGGTTTCATCTGTTTCAGACGTCTCACCTCGGCTGTATATGAACCTGTGAAACTTCCCACCAAATGGTGTAAGAAGCATCACAGAGTCTTGATTAAGACTCTGGTTCCTATATCACCCCGCTATATGCGGGTGTTGACGGGGTACGAAAAGCTGCGCTGGAAATTAATCCAGCCGACTCTTCCTACTCGCGCAGTCCATAGGGGTCTCAGAGAGTTTGCAAAAACTTTCGAAGCCCCTGTTGCAACTGAGGTTAGATCATTCCCGCTCCGTCGCCGGGTTACCCACAAGCGACGGTGGTGCTCTTACGAGCAGTAGTAGTAATACTACCCATGTC